GTCAAAGCGAAGAGGCCGGGGCAGCTCGTCTTCGTCGACCCGAAGCGTTCACACCTCAGCTTCTACCAGGGCGCGGATTGGATCACGCCGAACCGTAAGGAATCCTTAGAGGCAACCCTCGTCGATGCTGATGATGATGAGGCAGCCGCCCAAGCCGCTCAGATTATCTTCAACTTGACCGACGCCAATGTTCTCCTCACGCGAGCCGAGCACGGCATGACTGTCGCTCGATTCGGCAGCGCCAATTACCACATTCGTTCTCACGCACGAGAGGTGTTCGACGTCTCCGGCGCTGGCGACACGGTGATCGCCGTCTTCGCCTCTGCCATCGCTGCCGGCTGCGACCCGTCAGAAGCTGCCGAGATCGCAAATGTCGCGGCGGGGATCGTGGTCGGCAAGCGCGGCACAGCGACCGTCACGCCGGCCGAGATGCATGATGTGCTTGGCGACGGCGTGAACCTGGTCAGCGTTGGCGAGGCTGCCCATCGTGTCGCCCGCTGGCGCGCGAAGGGCGAGCGCATCGGCTTCACCAACGGCTGCTTCGACATCCTGCACCACGGCCACGTGCATCTGCTCGAAGAGACAAGGAAGCACTGCGACCGGCTCATCGTCGGTCTCAACTCTGATCAGTCTGTGCGGGAGTTGAAGGGCGATGGTCGCCCGGTGAACGGGGTCGAGACGCGGGCGAAGATGCTCACCGCGCTCAATGCTGTCGACCTCGTAGTGGTCTTCGACAAGGGTCCGATGCCGCTCATCATGGACTTGCGGCCGGACGTGCTCTCGAAGGGAGCGGACTACGACTATGAGCGGATCGTGGGCGCGCCGTTCGTGTCGAACTACGGCGGAAGGTTCTCATCGTGGAAAGCGTCAAAGGCGTCTCGTCGAGCGCCATCATCGAAAGGACCAAGGCATGATCATCGTGACAGGAGGCGCCGGCTTCATCGGCTCGAATCTCGTGAAGGCGCTCGCGCGGCTGTCTGGTGACGAGATCGCCATCGTCGAAGATATGGCGCCGCGCGATATGTGGGGCAGATGCAATGCGCTCAAGAGCTATGCGCATCATCTTCTGTCGTGGCTCGATGTCTTACCGTGGCTTGATGGGCGCGCCTCCGAGATCACCGCCGTCTACCATCTCGGTGCAATCACCGACACGACCTGCACCGACGTCAATAAGCTCTACTGGCAGAACACCGACTTCACCATCAAGCTCTGGCGCTGGTGCGGGATGCACGATGTGCCGATCGTCTATGCCTCCTCGGCCTCAACCTACGGGGACGGAGAGCACGGCTTCTCCGAATCGACACCGCTCAATGATCTCCGGCCGCTGAACCCATATGCCGGATCGAAGCACAACGCAGATGTGGCGATCGAGGCATTAGCACATGACAGCGATGTGCCGTCGCACTGGTATGGCTTGAAGTTCTTCAACGTCTACGGCCCAGGCGAGCAGCACAAGGGCAAGATGCAGAGCTTCATCACCAAGTCGGTCGACGCGTTCCGCTCGGGCGGCAAGATCAAGCTCTTCGGCAATGCCAGGTATAGCACGCGCGACTGGGTCCATGTCGACGACGCCGTCGACGTGATGCTCTGGCTGATGCAGGCGAGGCCGGTGAGCGGCATCTACAACGTCGGCAGCGGCAGGGCGACGAGCTTTGGGAAAGTCATCTCGGCCATCATCCCGTCCGACGAGAGAGCCTGGAGCGACTGCGTCGAGATGGTCGATATGCCGGAGGAGCTACGCGGTCGATATCAGCACTACACGCGGGCTGACATCACGAAGCTTTGGCTGGCCGGGTATCACCGGTATTTACGAGACGTGCGGGCCGGCGTATCGGCCTATATCACCTCGCTTAAGGAAGCTTCGAGCGCGCCGCAGATGTGATGCATGAGCAGCTGGTGGACTTGCTGGATCATCGGCGTCGAGCGTGACGGGACAGAGAGAAGCACATCCGTCTCGTTTGCAAGTCTGCCGCCGCCTTCGCCTGTGAGCGAGATCACCGGCATTCCGTGAATGTGCGCCATCCGCGCTGCCTTGACGACGTTGATTGAGTCGCCGCTGGTCGAGAAGCAAACGAGCGCGGCGCCAGGTGAACCGTGTGCCTGCACCTGGCGCTCGAAAATAGTCTTGTAGGCGACATCGTTCGCCCAGGCCGTCATCATCGCGCTATTGCTATTGAGGCAGATCGCGTTGATTGGCTCGCGTTTGATCAGGAATCGCCCCACCAGCTCGGCCGTCATGTGCTCTGCTTCCGACGCTGACCCGCCATTGCCGCAGATGAGAATCGGTCGCCCCTCATAGACGGCGCGGCCAAGAACCCTGATCGCTTCTTCGAGCCGATCGGCGAGGGGATGACACCTGTCGAGAAGCGTGATGAACGCCCTCAGATCGTCGGCGAAGGTGGGGCGGCCCACGGACTGCGTCCCTACGGTCATGCCGTCCTCAAAGAGTGCTGGAGGCCTTGCGAGCCGTGCCAGATGGGCCTCTGGGTATAATGGGATTGCGGTCGATGGCGCTCGCCGGAACGTTAATCATCGATTTTCTGGCGAAGGCCTTCTTCCATTGCGACTCCGGCGCGGGGCCAGGTGGAAGAATGACGGTAGGGGCATATCATGAATAGGAGCGATGCCATTTGGACGTGAGCGCCTGACTATCTCGAATTGGATGTCAGCAACGTCGAAACCGACAGGCGGTCGCTTCGCATATCTTCGAAGTTTCGAGAGCGAGAGTGTGCGGAGCAACTTGGAATACGCCAGCTTGAGAGGATCAGTCTCGACGACAACGGCTTTCGGATCGCCGCCGTGACGGCGCGCGCGCATGTAATGCTTCCCGCATAGTCCGAAGCTCTTGGCCCGCGCCAGACAGCCTTCAACAGAGCAGATTATCATGGGGTTGAAATTTCGGAGTGTAGGCAGGGCTCCGCCTAGGTGATCAAATCGCTAAATCATCGCACGCCGGTCTGATCGGTGGACAGAATTATCATATTCTCTTGATACTTGAAAGTGGCACGTCAGCCTCGATCTGTCGCCCCATGACCGAATACAGGACCTTCATGCGGTCGCGCTTGCTGGAGCCTTTGATCTTGCCGATCAGGTAGGACATCGGCCCGTCTACCGCGACCTCGTCACCGGCCTTGAGCCGATCCGGCACGTTGTCGAAGACGCCATTCGATTCGGCGCGTTGCAGCTCCTCGATCACCTTGGTCTTGACCACGAGCGGCTTGCGGCCTCCGGCGCCGTCCGCGTAGGTCAGGAGCTGGCGCACGCCCTCGGTTGCCTTGATAGGCCCGAACGCCTGGCCTTCCTCCAGACCGACGAAGAGGTAGCGCGAGAAGAGCGGACGCTCGCGGACTTCCTTGAGGCGCCGGCTGAAATAGCGCTCGACCGGCAGGAACACATTGTAGGCGAGCCCGACCAGGCCCTCCCTTGCCTGATCCTCTTTCTGCGCATCGGTATAGACAGCGCACCACCATGTTGCCGCCATTTCCTGCCTCCGAACCTGGAAAGCCGACACCGTAGCGGCCTTCCGTGCGGCTTCAAGGGCTTACGCGGCGTTTTCAACAGTTCTTGCCGATGGTGGAAATTTCCGCTACCAATCCCTACATGCCCGTTTGAGGCATCCGCCTCTCCCGGCGCTATGGGGCGCCGCGCCACCTCCTGGATAGGAGCCTTAGATGCAACACTTCAACGTCGCCAAGATCGCCAAGGCCGCGAAATTCGACGAGGTCGCTGGCAAATTCGCCAGGGCCAAGTCCACGACCGAGGCCGAATGGCTCTTCAACCGCGAGCAGGCGCAGGCCTTCCGGCGCTTGGCCTTGACCAACTACATCGAGGCCTGGAAGGCCGCTCACCAGTGACAACCGAGCCCGCGCAAATCCCTGCGCGGGCTTTCCGCATTCCTGGATAGGAGGACCATATGACGAAAAGTAGAAGCCAGATCGTCGCGGCGGATGTCGCGGCGCTGCTCAGAGCCCGCAACCCGCTGCTCTGGATCGTGACGCGCGAGGAGGCGAGGGCCGAGCGCTATCTCTTCGAGGCGGCGGGAGCGGCCGGCTACATCGCGCGCTTCTGGGATGTGGCGCAGGGCGTCACCGAGCTTGGCGGCGCGCGCTCGACGGTCGGCGGCTCGGCCGATCCTGCCGACACCCTCAACCTCATCGCCGATCGCGCCAAGGACAACGGCGACCGCTGCGTGTGGGTCATGCGTGACCTGCCGGCATGGCTGTCCGGGCCTGGCGGCATCACCACCTTGCGCCAGCTGCGCAACCTCGCCCGGTTGCTCCCCAGCGTGCAGCGGGAACGCGCCCAGGCCGTGATCGTGATCTCGCCGTCTGGCGATGTCCCGCAGGAGCTGTCGGCTCATGCGACTGTGATCGAGTGGCCTCTCCCGGATCGCGAGGAGATCGCCTCGATCCTCGACGCCGCCATCAACGGACTGCCGGAGGAGCTGCAAGCGACCGCAGCGCCCAATGGCGCCCGTGATTCCGCGATCGATGCGGCGGTCGGTCTGAGCGGCGAGGAGGCGGCTGCCTGCTACGCCAAGAGCCTTGTGCAGTTCAGGCGCATCGACCCGGTCGCCGTGGCGAAAGAGAAGCGCCGCGTGATCGCCCGCGAGCGCGTGCTCGAATGGCACGATCCGCTCCCTGGCGGGCTCGACAGCGTCGGCGGCCTGGACAACCTCAAGGCGTGGCTCGCCTCCCGGCGCCTCGCCTACAGCCCCAAGGCCCGCGCCTACGGCCTTCCTGCGCCCAAGGGCGCCCTTCTCGTGGGCGTCCCTGGCTGCGGCAAGTCCATGACCGCCAAGGCCATTGCTACGGCCTGGGGCGTGCCCCTGTTGCGGCTCGACCTCGGCGCGCTCAAGTCGAAATTCGTCGGCGAGAGCGAGGGCAATCTCCGCAAGGCCTTCCGGGTGATCGAGGCGATTGGTCGCTGCGTCGTCTGGATCGACGAGGTCGAGAAGGCCCTCCAGGGCGCGACCAGCGGCTCAGCCGATGGTGGCGTCTCATCCGACGCTCTTGGCGGCATCCTCTCCTGGATGCAGGAGCGTCAGGGCGAGGCCTTCGTGATCGCGACAGCGAACGATGTATCGAGCCTGCCACCGGAGCTGCTTCGCAAAGGCCGCTTCGACGAAGTGTGGTGGGTCGACCTCCCCACGGAGGATGAGCGCGCAGCGATCCTCCAGGCGACGCTCAAGGCTCACAGACGCGGCGTCGAGACGATCCTCCACCGCAAGGTGGCGACCGTCTGCGCCGGCTTCACCGGGGCCGAGATCGCAGCGATCGTGCCCGACGCGCTCTTCACCGCCTTCGCGGATGGCGAGCGCGAGATCACCACGGAGGATTTGCTCGCGGCGGCGACGACCGTAGTCCCGCTCAGCAAGACCTCGGCCGAGAAAATCGGCGGCCTGCGCAAGTGGGCGGAAGGACGTGCCCGGCCGGCGACGGCCGTGACGGAGACCACCGAGGCCAAGACCGGCTTGGCTCGCGGCAGCCTTGACCTCTGATCATCCAGAACCCCGACAGGAGAACCATCGTGACCATTTCCACCAGCACCCTTCGCCCCGGCCTGCTCGTCAGCTTGAAGACGGGCCTGCGCGGCAACGTCAACTATCGCACCGTCGAAGTCGAAGCCCTCCACGTCACCGATGACGGGGCCGAGCGCGCCAAATGGGAGACGGAGCGGGTAATCGCCGATCCCGTCGAGCACGAAGCGGCAACCAAGGCGCGCTCGAAGATCAGGACGATCATCACCAGCGTGTGCGCTCACTCGGCCTTCGGGCTGCTCTGCCCGGAAGCGGAAGCCGAGAACCTGGAGCGCGCCATCGCGGAAGCGCGGCGCGTGGCCGATACCTTCAACGCCACGGCCAAGCTCACCCGCGTGAGCTGCTACGTGATGACCGGCCGCATCGCCCCCGACGACGTCGAGGCGGTCAAGGCCATCAACTCGGAAGTCCGCGACTTGCTCTCGGACATGGCGGACGGCATCGCCAAGCTCGACGTCAAGGTGGTGCGCGACGCGGCATCGAGGGCCAAGGGCCTGGGGGAAATGCTCTCCCCCGATGCCCAGGCGCGCATCCAGATCGCGATCGACGCGGCGCGCAACAGCGCCAAGCAAATCGTCAAGGCCGGCGAGCAGGCGGCACAGGAGATCGACACGGCCGCGATCCGCAAGATCACCGAGGCGCGCACCGCCTTCCTCGATATCGGAGAGGCAACCGAGGTTCAGGCCCCGGTCGCCGAGAGCGGGCGCGGGCTCGACCTCGTGCCAGAGGGCTATGACGACGACTTCGCCATGGGCGTGAGCGCCATCGCGCCTGCCATCGAATTGGGAGATTGAGCCATGCCCTGCGACACCAGACTTAAGCCGCGCCAGACGATCCAACAGCGCGCCAGTGAAGTGCGTGCTGCGGTCGAGCGCATCTCCAAGGGCCTCGCCAGCGGCACCATCAAACCCAAGGTCGGCCCGCAAGGCGCCATCACCTTCGTTGGCCTCCCCGACGAGGATCGCGACGGCGTCACCGACTCCTGCGCCTATCGCCGCCTGATGGTCACAGGCTCGGCGCTGGCCAAGGCCGCTATCGCCAGGGCCGAGCAGCTTGCCGGCCGCTCTGTCGACCGTAAGGCGCTCGCCCACGGCCATCACAGCCATGATGGCGGGAAGACCTGGCACCACGGCCATTGATACGCCTGCCGGCCTCGCGCTCATGCGTGGCCGGTTCCCATCACCGACAGGAGATTCACATGGGAGCCGATATCTATCTGAACAGCGAATACGAGCCTCACCTGAAACAGTGGCAGCCGATATTCGAGGCGGCCGTCAGCAAGCGCGATGGCCTCCCGCGCGACAGCGAGCAGGCCAGGGAGGCACAAAAGGAAGTCGACGCGGCCTTCACGCACATGCGGAGCAGGGGCTACTTCCGCGACGCCTACAACGGCGGCAACCTCGCGAGCCTGATCGGCTTCTCATGGTGGCAGGACGTCGTCCCGATGCTCGACGATGGCTTCCTGCCGATCCCCAAGGCGCACGAATTCATCGCGATGCTGGAAGCAAAGCCGGTGACAGCCGAAGCCGTGAAAGCGCGCCTCGAACGCTGGCGTCTTGAAGGCCACACCTCGCAAGACCCATTCGAGGAATGGCTCAAGGGCTACCAGGGCGACCACGCCAGGCTCATCGCTCTCTTGAAGCGCTCCATAGAGTTGAACGAACCGCTCTACTGCTCGCTCTGAGCCCAGCACCGGCCGGCGTCGCGAGGCGCCGGCCCATGGTGGGCTTGTCCACCCGGAGGATTATCCAATGCCTGATGAAGCACGCATCAATCTGCGCGCGCTCGCGGCCGTCTCGCTCGTGGCGAGCAGCGAGACCGTGACGCGCCACTATCTCTGCGGCGTCTGCCTTGAGATCACCGAGGACGCGACCATCTACGTCGCGACCGATGGGCATCGCCTCGTGGCGCACTACGCTCCGCTCGGCGAGAAGGACGAGCGCAACACGCTCACCGGCACGTTCATCATCCCGACGCTGTCGTGCCGGCACTTCAAGCTCAAGACGCGCGAGACTGGCGATGACGCGCGTCTCTCTCGACGCGGTGACGATCAGCTCAGCCTCTTCCTGTGGGGTGACATGCACAACTTCGCCCCGATCGACGGCACGTTCCCGGACTGGCGCCGCGTCATGCCGCGCGAGGTCAACCTCAAACGAGCCTACTTCGACGGCGACTATGTAGCGAGCTTCAACCAGGTGGCGCGCAAGCTCGGCCACATGAACGGGTGCATGGGCAAGACCTACATCGCCCCGAATGGAGACGATGCCGCGCTCGTCACCTTCCCCGAATCAGCCGGCGGCCCCTACACGATCGGCGTCCTCATGCCCATTCGCGGGCATGCCAATGCCGAGGCGCCAGCATGGCACTCGGCGCCTGTGCCCGTGAAGCGGAGAAGGGAGAAGGTCGCAGCGTAACCCAGCCGGCGCCTGATCACACCCCACACCAGGAGAACCGACGTGCCGAAATTCAACATCACCATCGAAGCGTCAGACGCCGATCTGCTGCGCTTCCTCGACGTGCTTCAGAGCGCAGTCATGGTCTTTCCGGCGAAGCCGAGCAAGGCCGCCTCGAAGAGCGCCAAGCCCTTCGCGGCGACGCGCGCCATCATCAAGGCTGCCGGCGACGCGCTGCCGCCTGCGAAGCCATGGCATGAGACCATGCGGCCGATCGTCGAGAAGCTCGCCGGCTCCGGCAAGACCGGGACCGGGCAGCTCGTGCGCGAGTTCGAGCGGCGTCGTATCCCCATGCAGCGCGGCGGCACGAACTGGACACGCGCGGCCGTGCGCTCGCTGCTCATCAAGCTCGGCCGCCAGGGCCAGCTGCGTCAGCGGAGGCCCGCGCGATGATGAACCGCGACGACATCACAATCGTCTCGCTGCATGCGATTCTCGCGGCGCTGCGCACGTCTCTTGTCAACGATGGCGTAATCATCAACCGCCTGCACCACATGGCAACGCCAGAGGTGCAGCGCATGGCCAGGGAGATGGTGCTCTCCCAAGTCCCCCTACATCGGCAGATTGATGGCGTGCTCGCGGCAATCGGCGAGCACGTGAAGGCGAAGGACCAGTCCATGCCGGACTTCATGCCGGGCGCCAGCGGAGGGCCGCAGCAATGATGGCGCGCGGGCTCTGGCATGCCTCGCTTACCGACGACGTGATCGTCGACGCGGTGAAGCGCTGGATTCTCGATCTCGACGATCCTGGGTTCTGCCTGATCTGCGGCCAGGAGCGAGGCGGCTGCGAGCCAGACGCCCGCAATTACGAATGCGAATCATGCGGCGCCGATCAGGTCTTTGGCGCCGAGGAGCTACTTTCGCACATCAACATAGGAGGATGACATGATCGAGATCGACGAGAAGGAATGGATCGGCACTGGCATCCCGCGCTATATGCGCGAGGGCTTGTTGCGATATCTTGATCAGGGCGTGCCCGTTGGGACCTTCCTCGAAGCGGTGCTGTCGAACGATCTGGAGAGGGCGGTGCTGCACGCCGATGAGAATAACTTACCAGTGCTGCGCGGCTACATCCGGTTCCTGCGCAACAACGCCCCTCCCTTGAGCTACGGATCGAAGGCTGCCTACGATCAGTGGGTCAGCTCTGGCGGCTTGCGTGGAAGAGCGGACATACGCGCCTTCAATGCAGCAAACAAAGCCGCCAAGAGAGGCCAGCCATGACCGAAGTAGTCATCCTCAATGGCGGCAATCTCGCCGACACGGTCTTCACGCTCGACGCGCGCTTCCTCGGCGAGGAGATCACCTGGAATGTCACCAGGCTCCAGGACGCGGCCGATCGCGGCGAGTTTCAGAAGATCACCCTGTCGATGGCCTTCGTCGCCGATACGGATTGGGAATCGGGCAACGTCAGCCGCGACCGCGTCGACAAGATCAAGGGAACGCCACACGCTCTCGCGCTGCCCGTCATACTGATCGAGAATGAGCCGCATCGACCATACCGGTTCTTGTGCTTCGTCGACGGACAGCACCGCATCACGGCGCGCCAGGAGCTTCGGCTCAAGGACTTTGAGGCCTACGTCGTTCCGCATGACGTGGAGAAGCGTTACCGCATCATCGAGCAACGGGTGACACTGCCATGATCGCCAAGGCCCTTGAGATCAGAGACCATCACACGTTTATTCCCGTCATCGCGGTCGAGCTGGTGCCGGACATCAACGCGCTCGGCGGCATTCCGAACGAAGCGCAGCGCTACCTGCTTGCTCGCTGCGGCCTCGGCATGGAAGGCTCCTACCGCGTGGCGGTCATCAAGCTAGCAACCGATGAGGGCCACATCGATCCGCACCGGTGGGGACATAACGTCCGCACAATGCTCGCCGCGCACATCTACATCAACAACAACTTCGACCATCTCAAGGATGGCGATGTCGTCGACGCTCGTGTGATCTGCGGCGAGACCACCGAGCCCGCTGTGTCCGAGCGCTTCTCGGCTCCGCTATGAGCCTCATCGTGGACAGGGCGATCGACCTGAAGGACTGGATGGCGAAGACTGTCCCGGTCCTCTATGAGGCCGAGGACGCGCTCAAGGGCTGCCGTGACGCTATCCAGGGGATGCATGGGCGCAGGACCAGCACGCTCGTCCGGGCTCTCAGGAGGGCTGAGAAGGCGATCGAGGCCCTGGAGGCTCTGAGAGCCCACGCCGACCAGTGACGGCCGCCCTTGGCCGTCCTAAGACTTGGGGAAACCCCTCGCGGGGGCACGCAAGGGAAACCATCATGACTGACGAAGAGATCGGCGCTCTGTTGCGCATCGAACGGACCGCGAGAGCCTTGATGAGGGTCATGGGCTCGGAGGCGAAGGCGATGGGAGCCACGAAGCGCTTCCAGCCGTTCCGCCAGGCCGGCGATCTTCACCGGGCGCTCAATAGGCTTGACCAGCTGCGTGGTCCCTTTCGCCACACCCGTGTCTCCCCTCGCGCCGATCGAGGATGATCGCCTCCAGCATCTCGGCCGCGAGACGGATATCCGCGTAGGCGCCGACGAGGATCGCCGCGACCGGCCCGTCAGGCTCTTGCTCGCGCACGCGGTCGGCCGTCTTCATGAGCTTGAGCGTAGCAGTGACCGCAGCTCGGTGAGCGCACTGGATTTCCACCATGCGCAGCTTGGTCTGGGTTTTCATGGTCGGCCTGAAATAGGACGCTGGAGGAGCCCCCGCAACCCAAGATGGTCAGGCACTCACAGCTTTGTGCGGCCGGATGCCCTCTTCACTCGCATGGCGCTCTGACTCCTCGCGGTAGAGCCTGCGCTTGCGCATCGCGATCTGCCAATAAGCCGCCGCCGCAAGCTTGGCATGCGCATCACGCTCCTCGACATGATAGCTGGCTCGACGCGCCGCAGCTGAACTATTTCCTTCGTCATCGTCCACGACGTGCCTCCAGGATCGCCTCATACGTTGCACACTTCATAGGGCGGCGATGACATCCTCGCGCCTCTGATACTTCACGCCATCGAAGGTGAAGCTCTCTTCTGTGCGCTTGTCGTGACGTTCGCTCATGAGAGAGCCCGCAACCGGCGCCTGCGCTCCTGCTCGCCCTGGACTTCCAAGGCTTCGGCGAAGCTCGCCGGGTTGAAGCTCGCGAGATAGGACGGCGACGGCTCGATGATACAGGAGCGCAGCACCGCGAGATCGCGCGAGATGGTGCCGGCGTCCAGTGTCGCGCCGCCAGCGGCCGAATTGAGAGCGAGCCCGACAATCGATCCGACGAGAGGCGCGACCCATCCGAGGCTTCCGAGCTGGTCGGCGCAGGCGTCGAGATATCGTGGCTCAATGGCAACGGCGTAGGCGATGGCAGCTTCGCGCCCTGGGATCGGCTCGCTAGTCGCCGATGTCTCCAGCCGCTCCAGCGTCGCGTGGCTCTGGTGAGGAGGTTCCATTTGGTCGAGCTTGCTGATCCCGAATGGATCGTCTTGCGGGCTGCGCGACAGCATACAGTTCCTCCTTGGCTTGGGTCATGTTTCGTTTCTTCAACTCGGACAGGAAATCGACCGCCTGTTTGAAATGCGCGGCAGCCTTCTTGATCGCATACTCGGCCCCCTTGTCGTCGCCGATCGTCAGGAAGTTGATGGCGTTCTCGGCGTAGGTGCCCATCACGGCGAGACCATCTGCGATCGTCTCGCGCAGTTTTGCATCGCTGACGGTCGACATGGTGATCACTCGGCTGCCGCTTCTGCTTCTGCCCAGGCGATATCGTCGCCGAGATCAAAAGCGGGTTGCTCGATATCGGCCTTTCCTACGGCCTCGATGTTGCGGATTGATTGCTGGAAGTAGGACGGTTTCAGCTCAATACCGATGCCCTTACGGCCGAGGTTAAGAGCGCCATAGACCTCGGAACCTACGCCCATGAATGGCGTTAGCACCGTCTCGTCCGGATTGGACCAAAGCGTCAGGCAACGCTCGATTACGTCGAGCTGAAGAGGATGAACATGCTTTTCGTCATCCTCATCGCGGCTGTCGCGGAACGGAAGCACTCGGCCTATGCGGATGTCATCCCAGAAAGCCGAAGCGTATTGCCTCCAAATCCAATGCGAATAGCGGTTCTCGATCTGATTGCCCCCCCAGCCGCGATATTTGAGCAGTTCGGCCGGGAGCGGTCGGGAGCCGGCATAATCGAGTAGCCCATGCGGATGAGCGATCGGGACCTTGTTCTGTCCCTTGCGGCGAAAGACGAGGAGATAATCAGCGGCGGCCGAGCTGCACCGCGAGGAATCCTCCACGATGGTTCTGTGAGCTAGGTTCTTCGCCATTGTTCGATTGCGCACTGCGAGCGGCTCTTTCCAGATCGCATAGCGAGCGATGTAATCGAAGCCGATTTCCTTGTGCAGGCGGATCAGATCACCCGGAAAGTCGATCAGGAAATCAGTCCCGGTGTTGCCGGACGGCACATCCATGCAATGCACGCAGGTCATGCGGCCAGGAAGCGTGAGGCGGAAAATCTCTTTCACGCAGAACTCATAGTGCTCGAAAAACTGATCGTAGCTGACGCAGTTCGAGAGATCGCGCTCCGAGGATGAGTAGCAGAACAGCCCTCCGAACGGCGGCGAATAGATCGAGAGATGCACGCGCTCGGACGGAAGGCTTTTCATGTATTCGATGCAATCGCCATTGATCAGAGCATAGCGAGACGAGAGCCTTTGATCGATCACAGCCATGAGGGGATCTCTGCTTCCTGTGTGAAATTGTTGGCGCGATCAATGTGGAGCACCTCGCGCATGTGCCGGACAAGGCCCAAGAACATCCTGTCGGCCGCAGCCGACTTGCGTTGCAGGTTTCGCAGGACGTCCTTCTCGCCTTCGGTGGTCACGATATCGACCACAACAGGGCGCGTTTGCCCGAAACGCCAGCAGCGGCGAATGCTCTGGTAGTAGCCCTCGAAGCTGTGCGTCGGGAAATGCACCGAATGGGCGCAGTGCTGGAAGTTCATTCCCCAAGCGCCGATCCGCTCCTTGGTGATAAGCCGCCGCGCGCCTGGCTTCTGGTCGATGAAGGCCAGGAACTTTTCTTCCTTGGCCTCGTCACTGTCGCGCCCGCTCACTTGGACGCAATCGGGAATTAGCCTCTCCAGGATGTCGCCTTCTGGGTTGAGATGGCACCAGATGATCGCCGATTCCCCATCATCAACGAGAAGTGCTGCTTGCTCGCAGCGCTCGTCAATGGTGCGGCGCCGCTCCTCGCGCTGCTCGGCAAGCCCGAATGCGGGAAGCGCAAACAGCATTTCGCTGGGATTTCTGCGGCTCTCGACATCATGCTGGCGCTCGATCAGCGGCGGCAGAATGAAAGACCCATCGTCAAAGCCGAGATCAGACGGCTTCCGCACCGCTCTCGACCAGGAACAAGCCCATTTCCAGAATGGCGTCTCGGCATGTCCCTTGAACCGCCATTTGGCATTGTCATCGAGTTGCCGGAAATCACGGCCTTTGTACCGCGAGCGGAAGGCCCTGATGCTGTTGCCCTGGTCGTTCTTAAAGAACCGCGACAGCATGTCCATGTAGCCGAGATAGCCGAGAGCCTCGGAACTGGTGCCAAGCTCGACATACTCGTTCGGCGAAGGCGTCGCAGTGCAGAGAAGCCGATAGGCCATCTTGCGCATGAAGTCCGTGATCTCTTGGCGGCGCGTTCCATCGAAGGACTTCAAGATCGCGCTCTCGTCGCAGACCATTCCGACGAAATCGCTCGGGCTGAAATAATGCAGGCGCTCATAGTTCGTGATGTTGATGCCTGGCCTGATCTTGCCGTCGAGCGAGACATGGGCCTCGATCCCGAACTTCTCGGCCTCGCGCGCCGTCTGCCTCGCTACGGCGAGAGGCGTCGTGATCAGCACCGGGAGATTGGTCTTCCTTACGATATTTTCAGACCAGACGAGCTGGCAGAGTGTCTTGCCCATGCCGCAGTCCGCGAAGATCGCCGACCGTCCCTTGCGCACCGACCATTCGACTAGCGATACCTGGAAATCAAAAAGGCAGTCGGGCATGAAAGTCGGATCAAACCCATGCTCGGAACTGTGAAGGCGACTTTCAAGAAAAGTCGCGTAATCGCTGTCGGTAGCCGCCATTGCGAGCGCCATTTTCACATCTCCGGAAGATAGGCTTGGTTATCGTCGGCGCTGCGCAGCGCGCTTTCGAGCGGCTTGAAGCGCATGGTGGGACCATCCCAGAGGCACGGTCGGAATTCGCCGGATGGGCCATGGCGGTTCTTGCCGCAGATGATCTCGGCCTTGTCCTTCGCGGCCTCCATGCGCTGTTGCCAGTCGAAGTATAGGTTCTCGGCCTTGGTATCGTCCTTCATCGGCTCTGGAGGCCTGCGTTCCCGCAGCGCCACTTCCGGTCGGTAGGGAAACGCGATCACGTCCGCGTGCGGCTCGATCGAGTTGTAATACATGAGGTCGCGCGGCTGCGGCCGGTCATTGTCCCGATCGCGGTTCTTCGAATTGACCTGGCTGAGCGCGATCATCACCGCGTCCAGCTCTTTCGCGAGAGCGGCCGTGGTGCGGCAGAACTCGTCGATCGTGTCGCTCGGATCAGCGCGGCGCATCGCGGCCTGCACGATCTGGATATGGTCGAAGATGAACCAGACGCATCCATAGCGGCGCTTCATGCCGATGCACTTCGCCCTGATCTGCGCGGTGGTGAGCCCTGGCCTCGCCTCTACCCGGATCGGCAGCCGGTGCAGCTCGGCGATTGCATCGGCATATTTCTCCAGATAACCGGAGTTGTGCGCCTCGTTGCGTGTGATCTTCCAGGCCGGGATATCGGTCAGATGGGAGAGAGAGCGATCGGCCACGGCCTCGCCGCGCATTTCCAGCTGAATGATGCCGCCCGGTGCCTGGCGTCCAAGGGCGAGGGCGATGGTGGTCGCGAGCGCCGTGTTGTGCGTGACTATGTATCCGTCCGTCACATACAGACTGGAAGGATGTGTAACCGCAATACAGCGCGTTTCGCGGATACCGACAGGCTCGATGCTGTCAAAGGTAAGTGTCACTGTGTTGTGACCGACCCGAGTCGCACCGGCCATCTTGCGCGGAAGGGTGAAGAAGTCCTGGGCCTGCTCGTGCCTAATACGGCAGCGGAAGGAATCCTGTCCGCGCATCTCACCTTTGTAGAAACACCGCGTCTTTCTGCGCTCGATCCGGGCTACGGCACCAAGGGATCGCGCCAGCGATTGCACATCCAAAGCCAGTCTCTCGCTGGTCGAGCTGAATTCGACGGCGCCGTAAGAGGCGTGACCGTCCGTATCCATGAGCCCTCGCAGGAGTTCAAGGCGGCTCTGGCGATCAGCCTGAAGATAGATGTCGGGAACGAATTTCTCGTCACACCGCTTGCCCTCCAAACCCATGCGCGCAAGGGCATCCATAAGCCAGTTAATCGGCGGACCGGGAACTGAGGATCTGATGGAATAAACATGGCGGTCTCCCGCAGTAGCGCTTATTTTGGCCTCGCCTGTTCTCGCTTGCATCCTCTCGATAACTTCATGGTCAACGGACCCTATCCTCAATGAGCTTTCTCTAAACGAGCTGTGCCCTAGCAAACACCCTAGAACATAGGGATCGATCGGTAACTGCAACTTAGGATCGCCGAAGTGGCCGCTGACTAGATCGATATAGAGGCGTCGCTGATAGCGCTTTCTTTGTAGCAAGCTGGCGACAGCGTCCGTCGTCAGTATGCGCGGCTCGTCCCAATGGCGATGATGAACGCGCCACAGATGTTCACCGCATGCCTGCGTTGTCCTTCCGTCACGGAACCGAACATTGAAAACTTGTCGTCTCCCTCGCGGGAAAATTCCCGATATGCGGGATGCTGCGCCGTCAATCGATGCGAGGCGGTCGCCAAGCATCAGTTCGCCCATTGCCTTCCATTGGCCATCAGCCAAGAGCACCCGAGCGCAGAGGCTTAATGCCTTGCCCATTTCCGGCCGACCACCGATGACATGCAGATGTCCGGGGATTGCCGGGCCGCATGCCTCATCCATGGCGGACAGGCCCCAGCTGAGATTGACGCTCTTGGTGTGGCCGAAGCGCACAGCCTCTATGCGCCGGTAGCTCAGCTCGGCGAATTCACCGAGGGTCTTTTGGGTCGATGAATCCGCGCGACCTGCGTCGAGCACATTGCCATTGATCTCGTCGACAACTTCGTTAAGCGCCTCGTCGGGAGCCCGCATGCGAAGCCTGGTGATCCCGTCCTGCATCGCCTGGACCATGGCACGCTGGCGCGAGAGGTCGACCACGGTGCGGACGTATTGCTGGATAGCCGAGGGATCGGAGACGGCGTCGGCGAGAGCGTCGAGATAGTCGCGAGGCACGCTCTCGTCTGTCCCTTGCAGGAAGTCCGCGACGGTCGCCGCATCGAAGCGTCCTTGCGCCCGGCTGGCGATCTTCTCGATCGTCTTCCAGATCAGTTGATGGCGGGGATCGGCGAAGTCTGCGGGCTCAAGATCGTTGTGGACCTCGAAGAACACCTGGTCGCGCCGCAGCACGCAGCCGAGGAGCGATTGCTCGGCCGGAATATTCATGTCGGCGGTCGATGCCGCCTCTCGTTTGCGATTGGACATGGGGCCGCCTGGACTGGAGACCCCACCGTAGGCCGATGCGCGCTGGCCTCAATGAAAGCCGCTACTTGTCCACAGCTTTTTTCTCGGTCATGAGCTGAGAATGATCCGTTCGGTCGAGCGGCGCTTACCGCTGACGGGATCATACTTCGCCATGAGCGTCGACTTCACGCGGGCGATCGTCTCGTCGAAGTGCGGCTCGACCTGGGCGCGCCGATTATGCTTCTGGAAGAACGCTTCGAGCATCACGGACAGCGTCGCGTTGATCACGTCGCTCTGGTCCATGCCGCGTGCCTCGCGGATGATCGCCTTCATCAAAGTGTGAGCCGCTGTGCCTGGCAGGGCCGTCCGCACGATCTCGCTCATGAAGCTCTCCATGTGGTCTGCCGCCAGTGCGATTCGCCGCCCGCACCGGCCTGCGCGTAAAGATGCGCTGGCCGGAGGGCAGCTCGCGGATGATCGGATCGGCTGTCACTTCGACCGCTTCCTGTCCGCTGCCGCCTTTTCCTCGCGGCTGCGGACGTAAATCTCATACCAGGCGTTGCGCGTGGCGATCGGCAGCTTGTCCCACCGCGCCGCCTTGCGCATTCCGTGCATGTGCTCCTCGTAAAGCCTGCGCGCCTTCGGCTCGGCCTTGACGTAGCTTTCGCGCTGGTAGCTCACAGCGGCGTCGCCGCGAACAGCGGCATGCGCTCGTTCGAATCGCCCTGGCTGAACAGCGTCTCTCCGTGAGACCAAAGTCCCAACGCGTCAGACTCGTCTTCGTTGCGCGGGTCCCATCCCAGCTCGCGGCAGCGCTCGAAGGCAGCCGTCTTGAGATACTTGCGGATGGCGTCTGATTTCTTCGAGTCGCGCACTTCCTTCGGCACGTGGCTCGTCCCGAACGTCTTGCGCCACGAGCCCGGATAGACCCAGACGCAGTCCCTCTTCCCGTGAAGCCCGCACTTGTGCGCGGCCATGATGATCGCGGCCCGATAACCCTTCAGCAGGAAGTCCTGCCTCGGGGAGAACTTGTTCATGGGGTTGAGATAGATGTCTTCGATGATCAGCTTCTCGGCCTTGTTGCCGCTGATCTGATCGCGCACGGCGCCTTCGAGGACGGAGAAACGATGGCCCACATCATCAGGATCGACGGTCGGCAGCCGGATCGTGCCGCTCCTCGGGCGCTCGCCGAAGATGCCGAAGGCGAAGCCTGTGATGGTTGCGGGATCAAGAGCGAGCGCGCGCATCTGACTTCCTTCAAAGCGACCCCGAAGGCGCGTGGCGTGGGGGGCAAACCGAACGCCCTCGGGGTCTATTGGCTGGCTCAGACGATTGCGAAGCGGCAGAGCCAGACCAATCTCTCAAAACGAAGGCGCCTTTCCAGCAGGAAGGCGCATCCGAGGGCCGTCTTTGGGGTTAGCTCGCGTGACGAGCGCTCGCACTTCCCCACCCTTACCGCGCTGTGCGGGTCCCTTGGATCATCTCTCTCTACGCAGTCGCGGACTTTGCAGCCTCGGTAGCGAGCGCGTGGAGCTTTTTCATGGCGTGAGCAGAGGACGACGCCTCGGCCTCGGCATAGGCGTCATTGAACCCGCGCAACCATTCCTGGCCGCGCTTCACGTCGCCGTGATACGGATTGTCCTGCGAGCGACCGCCGCGCCACACATGCATGCGGCCTGCCTTGTAGGCACGCGCATCGGCGGTGTCGTCGCCCTCATAGGTGGACATGTCGTCGATCGGCTCACCATGCGGGAGAGAGACCAGGCCGCGCAGCTGGTTCATGATATTCTGCATGGTCGCTGCCTCTTCCGGCTTGTCCAGCTCTTTCAGGAGCTGTTTGACGAGCTTCACCGGAACGCCTGCATTCTTCGCATCGGCGGCGCGCACGCCCATCTTCGAGATGATCTTGTTCTTGTCGCCGATGAGACCGCGCCAGTCGACGATGAAGGCCCGGATCGAATTCTCGCGCCCCTCGATCCCTTGCGTGTTGCGGCCCTCGCGCGCCTGCACGCGCTGGTCCTGCTCGAACTCGGCCACCACCTCGGTCGTGGTCTTCGTCGACCTTTTCGAAGGGGCCTTGGCTTCCTTCGCCTTAGCGGCCTTGGCGGGTTTCTTCGCCTTTGCCTTGCCGGCGCCGCGCTTGCCCTTGGACGGCGCCGCTGCTGGAGGCAGATCGCCCAGGTCCTCGCTTCGAGCCATATCGTTCATGCCCATTGCCCTTTCGATGCACTTGTTTTGGGGCCGCCGCCATTTGCACCTTGCCGCTGACGGCGCGGCCCATGAACCGCAACAGCCGGTCGAGGCTCTTCACATTGTAGCCTTGCCCCCGCTCGACTCTGCGGATGAAGCCTGGGTCCATCTTCGCCGAGCGCAATAATGACGCTCTCGTCCATTCCGGGCAAGCCTCAAAGAATTCCTTGAGGTAGACCTTGAAGGCCTCGAACGCGATGGCGCTGATCGGTTTGAACCACTGGCTCATTCGTGGTGAGCAAGCCTCTCTGTGATGCAGGAGATTTCTGCTATAGACCCGACCAAGCGAGTTTGGCAACGGGGAATCGCGATGACGGATGAATTCGGGTTCTGGGCCTTGTTTGTGGCCGTCGCCGCCAACTGGGCCACGCTCTACTTCATGGGCAAGCGCATCGATCATCTGCGCAACGCGCTTCTTGCGATGGCGAAACTCATCGACCTTCGCGCGACCATCGACCATATCGAGACCGAAGGCCCGAAGCGCGCCAGGGAACAGGGGCTCGCCTGCAATGAAGCTCGTCATCGTCCAGCGTGACGGGAAGCTGGCAGAGCTGGAGTTCAACAAGCGCGATGAGCCGCCAGCGACCATCATCCACGAGCACATCATCTACACGCACCAGGGCTGCATCTTCCCGTCAGGCGATGCTGTGTATCGACGGCCCAAGCGCTCTCCCCTCTCGCTCAGCCACAATCCACAGAGTTATCCACAGCTTTGATTTGGCGTTGACGGAACGGCCGAGTCAGGCGCACAAAAGCAAAGAGCCCCGACCGGGAGGCCAGGGCTCTTTCTGAATGCTTGTTACCGAACTGAGCTGTCCAGGCGGATCGGTGTCAAGCGGAGCGAGATGCACATATAGCGTAGAAATTTCCGCTGTGCAAACCCCGCTCTCCGATGCGCCTGGACAAGAAAGTCGCCGGACGTGTCAGCACGTCCTGTTTCTGGGTCGGAACTCGTTCGCATGCGGGCGGCAGCCGGGGTTAAACATCCGAGCGGGCTCATGCGGGTTGAACGTCGGACGCCGTATCCGCAAGGACGGCTGGGATCGCGATGCCCCGGCTCGGCCGATCATTGCTCCCATCGATCCCCTAACCCTTCAGGCCCATGGCCTAAGGGGAGGGGGGTTTATGGGAAAGCTCCACCCCTCTCCACCAATCATTAAAGAGAGAAAGACCGGGGACAAGAATGAAAGACAGCGGTCCAAACACAGGAGAGGACGTCATGAGTAACTTCGATCGACTTGAGGAGGCGAAGAGCGAGCGCGAGGCCGGGACATATGTCGACTGGTCGGTGTTCGGCGCTTATGCCCCGATCATCGCGGCGACGAAGCCCTTTGCGCAGTTGCTGACCGAAGGACGCGGCAACGCCGAAGGCCTACGTGCGGCGCTCGCCAAGGCGAATGACAAGACGGTGATGGACTTCGCGGCTGCGCTCGAAGCGATGGGGCAGGCACTCTTGCATCTGCGTCCCAAGCCGCGATGATGGCGGAAATTCACATCTCGCCTTTCGACTTGCGCATGGTGGAAATTTCCGCCACCATGAAGCTCCACCGTAACCCCACAGGGAGCCACGCAGATGGCATTTGCAGCGAAGAAGGCCGTCGTCGAAATCCAGCCGATCAAGATGCGTCGGATCATCATCGACATCGTCGGAACGACCCCGTTCATCATGCATCGGTTCAACGCCAAAGCCTGGCGCGAGCTGCTCTACCCCTCGCAGAGGAAGAACCGCAATGAGCGGGCGACGAGCCTGAAGCACGATCCAGTCGAGGAATATCGCGGCAGCTTCTATCTGAACCGCGACCCGAAGACCCCGACCCTCTTCCATCTCCCCGATGGCATGGTGCATGGGTGCCTCTCGTCCTCGGCTCTCGATGTCGACGGGCCGGCCAAGGCGCAGATCGAGCGATGGACGAATGTCGTCAGCGAGAACATCAACCTCTATGGCTTGCCGGTGCTGGGCATGGATATGGTGCGCTCCAGCGACGCGGCGCGCACCCCCGACGTGCGCACCCGGCCCTTTTTCCCGCAATGGGCGTGCACGGTCGAGATCGAATACAAGGTCAATCCCCTGACCGATGAGCAGATCATGAATCTGCTCGCATCGGCCGGGCAGATCGTGGGGATGGGCGACGGTCGCCCTCAGAAAGCTCGGCGCTATGGCAAGTTCCGCATCTGCGGTCCCGATGACCATGAATTCCTGGAGATCACCAAGACGATGGGGCGCAAGCCCCAGGAGAAGCGCTACTACGACCCGATCGAGCGCGACGAAGATACGGCCGAGCTGCTGTCCTGGTTCAACGCAGAGGTCGCGCGTCGTCGGCAGGAGCGCGCCCCGCAAGGGCAGGCGCAAGAGCGCAAGCGCCGCAGCGGCAATCCCAACGGAAGCCGCAAGGGTCCTGCTAACGGGCGGTTGCCAGCGATTGCGCCTGATCTGCAATGAGCGACTGGGAAGAGATCAAGGCGGACGATGTGCCAGGCGCTCTGTGGACGCGGGCGATGCTCGACGGATGCAGGGTGAAGCAGAGCGCGTTGCCTGACATGGTGCGCGTGGTGGTCGGCGTCGATCCATCAGGGACGCGCGG